TCCGTCATCCACTGTTCCTAATCTTCTACCAAATACTGCAATGAACAATGTTTTCAATGTAGATGCAAGTTCTGGAGTAAAGGACTCTAGTGTCTGTGCAGATATTCTTGTGGTTGCACGACCAACAATTTCAACTTCACCAAATACATTCCAACCAGCAGGATGAACAGTTGATTTAATAGAATCTCTCCACTCATTAATAGATTGACCTACACGAACAACATAAGAATAATCTTGATAGTAACTACTATCTTGAACTCTCATAATATCTTCTGATATTTTACCACTTGAACCAAAGAACTCACCAGAGGTATCACCGACTGTTCCAACAGTCACATTACCACTTGCGATAGAAATGTTTGCAATAACACCAGTTGTACTACCAACTGCAATTGTATTACCAACTTGTAGATTTGCAGTTGTATTAAGAGATATTAATTGTCTTGCAGTATCAAATGCAGTAACCGTTCCAGAGTGTGATGTAAGTGATGCACCAGCAACAAATGTTCCAGAAATATCTTTTAGGATTGCGTGACGAAAGGGTATTAAAGTTGGAGGTGAAGTATAATTAAATCCAGAGTTTGTAAATTCAAATGAACCAATACCACCAATACCAGAATTAGAAGCTGCAAGTAACTTTGCACCAGAACCATTTGCAGTTGTAATACTAGTTACAACTGGAAGTTTGGAATAACCAGCACCCCTTGCAACCATTCGCACATCCGTAATCTCACCAGCTTCAGATGCAACACTAAGGTCTGAAAAAGTGCCTGTTTCCAGAACAATCTTTGTACCTTCATAAGTATCTTGATAAAATGATTGACTTGTCTCTTCAAGTGTGATATGGTCAGTCGCACTCATTCCATATTCTGCAATATCTCCTGCCTCTGGAGAAATAGCACCACCAACAACAGCAATAGCAGCAGCTGCAGATACACCATCTGTACTACTATTATCTAAAACTAATGCATCACCAACTGCGTAATTTTGTCCAGCATCATCAATAATAATTTCATCCACCACACCTCTGGTAATAGTTTGTACTTTTGCAGTAGCTGTTTGACTACCAGTTGCAGAAAGATTAACAACTTGGTCAGCAGTATAATACGAACCACTATTAGAAACCGAACTTCCATTAATAATTGAGTATGGTGTAAATGAAACATCTTGGTCAGTAACTAATGATATCCCTTTTACTATTTCACCATTAACAAATGTTCCAGAAAAACTTTCCTCATCTATTTCAAGTTCAACAATATTTGTTTGTGCTTCTCTAAAGGACACAGTTGAAACAACTATTGCAGTCGCACCAGATATTTGTCCAGTAATTGTTTGTCCTATAAGTTCAGATGGAACACCATTAATAATATTAACTCTCATAAGTTTTCGTGTAGTCCATTTACCATCTGATACACGAATCATATTTTCAGTTGGATAAGATATTCTTGGTTCTTCATTAAGAAGAAGTCTGAAGAATAACTCATGACCTTTCTTTGTACCTTTTGAAAGATAAAGGTCACGAATATTTTTTATAAGTTTTCTTTTATCAACTCCAGCATCAACATTGTCAACAATACCCTCAAGAAAAGAATCTCTAAATTTATCTAAGAATGTATATAGGGTTGCATCAACATTTGAGTAGTTAAGAAGTTGTTGAATACTAGAAACTGGATTGGGTCTATATGTTTGGAGTGTACCAGATGCATTAGATGTTGCACCACTTACAATCTCACCAATAATAAAACGAGTTTGAGATGATACAAACAATCTTTTGTTATCATCAACATCATCAACTAATACTGTTGCAGTTGCACCAGAAGTTTGACCAGTGACAGTTTCACCAACGGTAAACTTTACTTCAGAATCTTCTAGAACAATCTGGTCACCATTTTCATCTAGTACAAAATTTACTGACTGTGTTTCTTCTCTAAGATAATTATTAACTTCACTAAAAGTTATCTCTGCACTTTCTAAAAACTGATAATAAAATTTTACGAACTGAGAAAAGACTGGGTGGTCTGCTTGAATAAATTCAGGCAGTTGATGTTGGATATGATTTGATACTTTGTTATTTAAAACATTATCATTATTAGCCATAACTAGTATCCACTAGAACTACTTGACGAACTTGAACTTGAACTTGAAGAACTCGTTGAACTTGTTGATGTTGAAGATGCAGTTGAACTTGCACCAGTATATGAACTTGCAGTTGCTACTCCTACACCAGCAGATGCACTACCAGTTGCAATCGTATCTATAGATGCAGATACAGTAGTGTTATTTAAATCAATTTCTAAAACTTGATTTCTTACTGCAATAACATCATTTGATTCTGGTCTTACAATCATTCTAATCTTTGTAGAAGCTGCACCGTCTACGTTTGAAACAGAAGATACATTAAGAGATGTTATAACTATCTCACCAGTTCTATAATCTATTGTTCCAGCCGTTTCATCTGCATATATTTTTGTAGTACCACCTACAACATAATACATTCTTGCATTTCCGTTACCATCATCATTTAGAAACATTTCATTAGTATTACCAGATATAAAGAAACCAGTAGATTCTAGAATACCACCAAGTTCTTTATTGTGTCCAGCGTGTGGATTATGTAATGCATTATTAAATGGAATAATATATTTTGTTGCAGTACCCAATGTTGGAGTAAAATCTTTACTTAGTTCTACAGTTGTAATATTAGAAGTAATTGCATCATCTGTATTATCAATTAACCTTGTAAATGCAGAGTGTCTAAATGCACCATCAAACTTTGAAAGATTATCTCTATTAAAATTTGTAATTGTTGTTAGAACATTTGACTCTAGTGTTTCTCTTGCCTTTATAGTATTTTTTGAGTTATATGTAAATGTAACACCCAATCTTAAATTCGTATATTCTGGGTCAACTACTACTGGAGTAACAGATGCTATGGTATATGTATTTTTTAAATCATTTACAATTTGATTTTTTGCAGACTCAGTAATAGAACCAGCAGTTGGTACGATAGAAATATAAACCCTTCCAAATACTGGAACATCATTATCTTCACCACCATACACTTGAACTGATTTTGCGTTTGCATAAACTTTTGGAACAATCGCTTTGAAGTCATTAACTGTAACTGCACGACCTTGGGCTGCATAGTCAAGAGGTGCATTAAATTTAATTGACTGAATACTTTCTTTCTCTGCACCACCAGATGCATTTGAAACTGTTGTAGTTACAACATCAGTAATTCCAGAAATAGTCGCAGTGGTTGAAAATGAAGATGCACCATTTGCTTTCGTTTTATTTGTAACAACATATCTCATACGAACAATGTTACCATCTGATAATGCTTTACCAGTGATACCATCACCAAAATAAATTTCAAATTTACCATCTACACTTTCTTGAAGGTAGTAAACATTTGAGTTTGATTTTACTTGAGTGTTGTCTAGTGCTTGAGTAAATGTAGTAGATATAGTTGAAGATGCATTATCAAATACATCTACGATTAAAGTTGTGGTGTCTCCATTTGCATCATTCACATAATATTTCTGGTCAACATTTTTTGTATTTACTGTATAACGATTAGTTACATATGTTCCTTCATAGATTGGAATATTAGAAAATGTTAAAACACCATTTACAGTTTGTGCAGTATATTCTGCAACTGTAACAAACTGATAGTTTACATCATCAATAACTGTAGTAAAAATTGTTCCTACTGGAATGGTTGCAGAAGTTAGTGCTCCAATATTATTTAATGTTACATTAACATTTGCAATAGGAGCTCTTGGTGAATTTGGAATATATCCTAATGTTTTTGCATGAGATACCACAGAGGAACGAACAGACGCAGTATCAAGAAACGCTTCATTTGCAACCATGTTCATATTCATTGCAAGGTAGTGAGTATTGTATGCAAGAACATCTAATAATGAATTCATACCAGAACCCTCAAAGTCATAATCAGTAAACTCTGATTGGTTTCTCATAAAGGTTTTTAGATTTGTTTTGATATCATCAAAATCTAAATCTGTTACATCTAATCTTTTTTCTGTTGTTGACATTATCGTAATCTCTCTAGTGTAAATGATAAATCAATAAGTTCTGCTGGTGCGTTCTGAATATAAAATTCTACTATGACTTCATATTGATTTTCATCAAACCTTGGAACTACTTCTACCCTAGTAAGTAAAACTCTAGGTTCAAAGTTATTAATTACATCTGTTATTTTTGTTTGCAATGCGTGAGCTGTGAATGGAGTCATATTTTCAAATAACATATCACGAACACCAGATGCAATCTCTGGATGAAAAGGTTTTTCATATTCACCCATTTGAACTAAGTTACGCACACTTCTTTTTACAGCAGATACATCTGTCAATACACTAATCTGTTTGGTGACTGGATGTCTACCAAAGTTAAGATTTAAATCTTTATAGATTCGTGCAGAACGAGCAGAGTCGTTAGTTCTCTCTGCATCTCTATATGCTGGTTGTATTGCCATTATGTTTCTTGACTCCCTAAAGGTCTACATTGATAATCAATAGTTTTCCAATGA